GCTTTAATCCTTAACGTTAAGCGTTAATCAATCATACACCGCCTGGCTGCGCCGTCAACACGCGGTGACCGCATGCTCTGCTTGAGCCAACGGAGAGAGCCGTAGCGCTGACTCGAGGTGATCCGGCGACAGATGCGCGTAACGCATCGTCATAGTGATCGACGAGTGCCCCAGGATTCGCTGCAGGCTGAGAATGTCACCACCGGCCATCATGTAATGACTGGCGAAGGTGTGTCGCAGGATGTGGGTCATCTGCCCTGGCGTGTTGAACCCGCATCGCTTGTAGGCGCTTCGAAATGCGGAGCGGCAAGACATGAACAGCCGACCGTTTCCCGGCATGCCCAGCTTCAATGCCAGCTCTTCAACGTCCTTCGGTATTGGCACCGATCTGGACTGACGGTTCTTGGTCCGGTGAAAGTGCGCCTTACCACCGTAGATCGCGGATCGAGCGAGCGTTTCGGCCTCATCCCAACGAGCACCAGTGGCCAAGCAAAGCAGCGCAACGGGGTACGTGTGGTTGTTGGTTGATCGCTTGCACTCTTCGAGTAGCTGGCGGATCTGCGGCAAGGAAAGAAATGTCAGCTCTACTTGGTCCGTCTTGATCTGACGGATGCTGCCGAGTGGATTTTTACCTACCCACGCGCCAAGCCGTAGCAGCTCCGAAAACACCGCCGACAGGTAGCGCTGTTCATGGTTAACCGTATGCGGCGAAGCGACCTTTAAACGCTGCTGTCGATAGCGCGCCCAAGCCAACGCGTCGAATTCAGTGGCGAGAGGATCGCCCAGCCGTTCTGAGATCGCCAAGGTTCTAGCCAAGCGGGTCTTCTCGTCCTTGAGCGTACAACCGTGCAACTGGTGCCAGAGCTTGATCAGATCCGATAGCCGATCATCCAACGGGCGCCCGGTTTCTTTCAGACTGTTGAAGAACTCGGTTTCATAGCGTTGCGCAGCCGCTTTTGTCAGAAAGCCTTTCTTTCGGATTCGCCGCCCTGCTCTTCCATTCTCATAGAAGTCAGCAGTCCAGGTCTTTCCGTCCTTCCTTGCCGTCATACAGCACGCCCCCACCGAACATGACGCTCTTGCAGCAGGTTCTTGATGTGCTTGTACAGATCGCGCTCGCTCATATCCTTCGAGGCGTAATGGTCACGAATGACAGGCCAGCATTCCCACTCTTGCAGACGGTCAAAGGCTTGCTTAGCGCCCACTCGCTCCCGTGCCAGCAGGCTTACGAAGTTTCCCAAGAACAGTTCCACATTTTTGCCGGAGAAGCCCCGCGAGGTTTTGTAGTAACGCTTGTACTCGGTTTCATCCACCAGGGAATCGACCGGCACGTCAACTCGCACGTCATCACGAATCAGCGTCCAGATCGGCTCGTATTGCCCTGGCCGATGCAGCAATTTGAACTGGCATAGCCCGTAGCGCCACAGGCCGTCCAGATGGCCCGCGAAGGCCGCGAAGGAATCCGTTTCGATGGCTTCACCTGTCTTAGCGCTGATCGACCCGCTGGCGAACTGCTGAATGACCGAATGGTGATAGCGAAGCTCTACACGCCACACATCGGCTTCGGCATCGTAGTTATCTGGATCGGTTGCATCGAATGAATCACGACGACGCCAGACGCTTTCCCAAAAATCGAGCTTATCGGTCGCACGAGCCTGCTCGGTCTTGTTGTAGATACAGAGCTGAACGCCACTGGCTGAGCCAAACATGGACGTTTCGCCCCGCCCGTAAACGCTCGACTTGGTTGCCCAATGAATTTCGTTGATGCCCGAGATATCCCGGTGCGTCCGAGCCCGGCAATGCAGGCGAGCCACCAGATCAGCCGGAGGCTTCCAGCCTTGCAGATCCAGGGCGAGGTGCACGGCGCATTGGTTGCGTTCGCGATGGGTCATCACGGCTGCAGCGTAATAATCCATGCGCTCCTGCAGACGCTCAGGCGACAGCGCGTCGATGGCGTGCGGTGACACCTCGATCTTCAGATGAGGCCCGATATTTTCCAGCTTGGCGTTGAAATTCTTGATGAGCAGGATGAAGCCAAGGTCGGCGTTCTGGAGCTTGTACTGATAGCCAGAGTCCCGCCCTACCCTACCGGAGTGCCAGAACTCCCCGGCGAACTCGACCATCGCGCCCGGTTTCTCGAACAGCGCCATGACCTCGGGACGGATCAGGCCACGATACAGTTGGCGGACCGTATCGACGCCACAACGGAGCAGCCGAACGCTCGATAGGTCGACTATCCGAGCCGTGCCCGAATCGACGAACAATCGGCTATGGGCATCTTCCAAGCCAGTCAGGAGGTCGATGCGTTTGAAGTCCTTATTTGCCATTCCGTTTTCCCCTTTACTCTGGATTACTCTGGTTGCTCACTCGGGTTTATCTGACGTGTTACAGGGACGTCAGCGCGCGAGCACGCCGGCTCGTGCCTCGCCGTGCGTGCCACTGACGCGCTGACGGTCATCACCACAGGAATTGCCCTTTTTGGTACGGAACGACCGTCAAGCCGCCACCGCCCGAAGGCTGAGCAACTACCGGCTGTGAGGCTGGCTGAGAGGGTCGTGGAGTGCTTTGGGCGTCTTGGCGCTGGGAGCTGCCAGAGCGGTCGGGAATGGTCGGATCGAAGAAGCCGTACTCAACCACCCGATTGCAGAAGGCGAAGTCGGTTTCTATGCGAGTGCTCTGCTGCGTGTAGCACTGGCACACGGTAGGGACGCCATTCACCACGGCATGCGCCATGCGCCCGAACTCCCGTGCATAGGTGTCGGGATCAGTGCTGGACATGCAGTAGAGCCGAGGGAACGAGACAGGCCGGGTTAGCTCATCGTAGATGGGCGCAGACGCCGGAATCTGCGGCACCCGAGGGACCCGACGCCCGATATAACTGGCGGCTGTTTCGGGCGCAGCCGATTGGCCATCCCCCGCGGGGCGGATAAAAGCGCCTACCGTGTCGCGCACCTGATCGACCATGCTTCCAGGCGCGCCGCCATCGGCGACGGGCGCGGTCTTCTCGGCGTTGTAACGCTCATAGGCGCGGTAGACGAGGATGCCCGAACCGAGGATGACGCACAGCGCCAGGATGAACTTGGTCGGCACTTTGGTCTGGAAGTGGTGCTTGGCGTTGGTGCTGGTATAGGCGCCGAAGTAGCGCTTATCCAGACGCAGCGATTTCTTATCGGCGTCCTTGAAGCTGGTTTTGACCTCGACCTTTTCCACCACCACTTCGGATTCGAACCGCAGCAGTTGAGCGGATTTGAAAACCCGCCAGTAGTGAATGTGGCTGTTGCACAGGCGGCGCAGGTGCACATCCAGATAGCGCGGATCTTGCGTGACCAGATGCACTTCATGGCCCTGGTGACGCATGGTCTCGAAGCGGGTGATGTGCTCAGGCGGACGGGCGCGCGGATCTCTTGCGCCAAACCAGCCTTGTGCCTCGTCCACGACGATGACCGCATCGCTGGGAAGCTCGAACCACTTTTCCGGGTCTTCGAATTCGAACCACTGCGCTTGTAGCTGATCCGGCTTTAGGCCGTTGATGTTGTGGTAGTAGACCACCCGGCCTTCGCCGTGGGCCTTCTGGTCCACTTCGCGGATGGTGTTGAGGGTCTTGCCGTGGCCGGGTTTGCCGGTGCGGATAACAAGCATGACGGCGCCCCCTTAGGCTTCGATGGAGGTGCCGCCCGGCTTATGCCAGACCTGAGCACGACGGCGGTCGGTGGCCTTGTCGATCCCCGCCAACATGAAGCGCGTGGAGATCGCTGCGAAATACAGGTTCACCACCACATCGAACTTTGCGAGCCCGAGAATGCCCTGGATCACCGGCCCCACTTCGCCCATCAGGCCGAACAGGTAGTCCTGGGCCTGGCCAATGATCAGGTTGAAGCCCATATAGGTGACGAAGCCGAAGCCGATCATCTTCAGCACCATTTTCACCAGCGGACCAAGCACGATGACGAGCATCTGAACAATGAACAGGAACTGCATTACTGACCTCCTACGGAGCGACCGACATAGAGCGCAGCAAGGACGGTGGCCACGGCCACGAACAAACCGCTCAAATCACTGGCGGCGCGGCATAGCGGCTCATAGCTGATTTCAAAGGAACGCCCTCCCGCCATGGACAAGCTGAACTTCTCGGCGGCGGGGCAAGTGGCGGGTAGAAAGCGCGTGCCCTGGTTAACGAACGAAGGGATATCGATAACGCCGTTTCCCTCGTCCAGCTCAAACTTGTCGCCGGTGACTGCTGCCTCGATTCCAGGCTTGTGCTTTTCGAAATCGGTCATCTCTTGCGCAAGGCAGAGCTGTTCCTTTTGTTGGCGCAAGATTTCGCAGTCGATGGCATCGCCACTGCATGAAAAGCCCGCATCGCAGGTGCCGGCCGAAGCTTCACGTTCCGGCCCTTCTTCGCCTTCTTCTTCCGATCCACCCTCTTTATCGCAACCGGTCCCGGTGCATTCGTAGTTCGAATCACCGGGTTTGCCGTCGGCGTCTTCCTCGCTGGTAGAGGTTTCGGTTTTGCTGGTGGACGTGCAGGGCTTCACGCCCTTGCAACTGGTCTTGTCGGTGGTGGTATCGGTTTTGGTGGTAGTCGACCCGTCGGGATTGGTCTTCTTTTCGATGTCCTGCTTTACATCGGTTTTGCTGTAATCGGGAGGCGGGACACCGGCTTTGCACTGGTTACCGCTGCAGTCAACCTTGCCCGGCTGTTTGCTTTCCTCGGTTGAAGAGCAGGAGCGCGTTTGCGTGCCGTCAGCTTGGGTTTCCCAATCGCCACATTTGCTGTCCTTTGCAAAGGCAGGATCAGCTTTTGATGGAGGCTTGCTGGGCGGTTGATCAAAAGGGCTGCCGGGCGCCGGATTGTCCGATGTGCAGGAATTGCCGGTGCCCCTGTACTCGACAGTGCAAAACACATCGGTGAGGTTGTCGCCTTCGAGAAAGCGCGAACAGCCTCTGACAACACTAGTGCGGCTGTACTGGCATTTGCTCTCGCAAATAGTCGCAGGCGGCGCATCAGGAGGCCCCGGACGATCTACCGGGCCGCCGTTGTATTCATGATCGACTATCTGACCGTCAGTAGACGCGCATTGGTCTTCTTCAGGCGCAACGCACTGGCCTGTTTCGGGATCGTAATTGGAGTCAGGTGGGCAAGAATCGCCGCGCCTGGTTGCCGCGTTGTACCACGAGCCGTAACGCTGAAGCTGACCGGTATTGGGGTTCCGATTTAAGCCGTAAGTGCGACAGGTAAAGGACGTCGTGCCTTTTTCAATGACTTGCTCAAATGAAACGTATTGCCCTGCGTTTAATTGCTCGTAGTAGGCATTGTTTGCATTACAAGCCTCAACGCCGCTGGAGTATTCAATTCGTGGGTCTGGGAACTGAATAGTCCAATAATAATCCTCAGCCCACGCCACTTGCCCCCAACCGCAAACAAACAACAAGACAACACGAAGAATCCATTTCATCCCTACACCCGCCCAAAAAACACGAGGTAAAACGCCAGGGTGGAAAGGATCAGGACGTACAGTTCGTAGCTCATTGGCGTTTCCCTTGAAGAGAAAACCCCGCCGGAGCGGGGTTTGTTTGCTTCGGCACATGCAGTGCGCGGTTTCCGGTTACAGCGCGCGGCGCATGTACTTGAACGCCATGGCGGCGATGATCACCGCGAACACGGCCCAGCCGATGGTGCCGACGTCGGTGCCGGCCTCATCCAGTGCGCCAGTGGCTTCAGCCGGGACAGCGGCGTAGGCCTGTTGAACGGCCAAGAGGCCGGTTGCAGCAGCGGCGCCGAGGGAGCGACGCAGGGTCTTGATGTGTTGCATGGGTTGATACCTCACTATTTCAGGACTTTTTTCAGGACCAGAAAACCGAACACGGTGGCGAACAACACAATCGCTTCGCCCTGTAGCTCGGTGACCTGTTCCCAGGTGAGTGCAGCGCCGTAGAGGCTCTGCATTTCCTCGACCGTGAGGGCCACCAGCGAGCCGGAGCAGATGGGCGAGCCATCAGCGCCTTGCAGCCAGTCACCGTCACAGGCGAGGAAATTCATGCACCGGCCTCGAGGAGGTCGGCGGCTTGTTCGAGCGGTTCGCAGTCGGGGCAGACGGCGAAATGGGGCGGCAGGTTGAGATCAGGCAGCAGATCGCTTTGCGGTGCGGGCAGCGCCATGAGCTTGCCCATGTCATTGCCGCAGCAGTCGCAGATCACTCGGTCTTCAATCAACATGGCCGCCCCTCCCCTTAGTTGGCTTTGGCCGGCTCCGGCTGGGTGCCGGCAGGCTTAGCGGATTGTTGGGCGGGGTTCGGCTTCGGGGCTTGGGCGGTAGCGGCTTTTACCGGCTCGACGTGCAGGACGATGAACTTGCCGGTGTTCTTGGAGCCGCGCTCGATTTCAGTGGTGACGCGGATCGGCTCCAGCACATCGAGGCCTTCGCAGGCGGCCCACACTTCGTCCAGGGCTTCTTCGGCCACATTCATCGACAGGATGGAAATGCCCAGGTCACGCTTGCCGTCCGGCTCGTCACCGACAAACAGCTTCACCAGCTTTACGTTGTCGAACTCGACTTTCTCAGCGCTGAGAAATGCAACTTCCATGATCGAACGTGCCATTTGTGTTTCCTCTCTCTAGTTGCGCTTTATTGCGCTGCTTTGCTTTTCGCAGGCCGAGCGATCCCGAACCGGTGAACTCGCAAGTTCACCGAGGTGATCTGTTACTTGGCCTACTGGTTAAAACGTCGCGTTGTGCGTGTTCTCTAGTTGGTTCACACCAAGGGCTTTGCCCTTGTCATCCCACTCTCGCCGCCGAGGGCTCAGGAGCGCGGGGAGAAAAGCACTCCCCACACTCCCGAGCGGAGGCTGTTTCGGTTCGTGCCGGGTCAAGGGTGCGCTCCGCCCGTGCTTCCGTTCGCCGGATCGGTGAAGCGTGATCCGACGAGCCGGGAGCGCGGCCCTGGACCTGTTCGGCTTCACTGTCGGTCGATGTGTCGGTAACGGCGCACTGCTGAACCACCTGGGTCAACGCCTTGTAGAAGTAGTCATCAGCCGCATCCAGTACCTCGACAGCCTGGAAGGTGGTCATCACCGAGCCAAAGGCGAAACCGATGATCGCGGGTGGCGCCCAATGCCATAACAAGGCGGCGAGGTAGCGACCGAGGCGGAAAGAGACCGTCATACCATCACCCCACCAGCTCGAACGGTTCGTGAATCGGGACGTAGGGCGTGGGCCGGCCAGTGTCGAGCACAACGCTCCAGTATTTCGGGGGCCGGGCGTTCGGCTCGTGTTTCGCGCAGAATGAACGCGGGGTCACCTGCCAGCGACCATCGACCAACTGGACCGACGCGGGGCGGCATTGGTCGCATGGTGTGGACCGGGAGAGAGCGGGTTGTGCCGTCGCGGCCTTTGACCAGCAGACAGAACAGTCGCAGTTCGGGGCGTGCGACAGGCGCAGATACTTCGCCGGAATGCTCATCAGCAGGCACCTGCGCCGAGGGCTTTACCGCAGGCTGGAGATACCCCTTACGCTCAAGCCAGACCCGATCAGGCATAACCGGACCAAGATTGGCTTCGTCCGGAAAGGGACGACCGCTGTGCTCAGTGGCAGACATGACCAAACGATCGAGCCGGAACGACTCTTCCAGCGAGATCAGACCCGCGTCGCGAAGTGCAGAAATAAAGCCCCAGCAACGCCCCACGTTGAGGCCATGCTGTAGATGGTCCAGGTGATGCAACCGAACGACCTTGAGCAGGCGCCGCAGTGTGCGGGTTACGTCGCCATTCAGCTGGCTATTCATCGGCGTAATCCCCCTGGCAGAACACCGACTTGCCCCGCTCGATGTCGCGGCGGATGCGATGCAGGTTGATGACGCGGCGGCGGCCGATCTTCACGGTTGGGAGCGTGTTGGTTTCCACCCAGCCGCGCACTACGTCTTCGGTGATCTGCTCGACGCCCATCATTTCGGCCAGCACGAGCTGAGTGCAGAACGGTGCTTCTCGGAAGCTAACAATCCGTTCGGCTTGGCCTTCGATGGTTAACCCCACTACTCCAGACTGTTCCATAGCTTTTGCCCTATAATCCGACTGATCCTCAAATAGCTTGATTCAAACTATTTGAACAAACTATACGAGCACCCAAGGATCAATTCAAATTATTTGAGCGAAATATTTATACCAAATGAGCACTTTAAACGAGCGCGTTAGAACCGTCGCGTCTATAGCGGGCATGGATCGGCTGGTTCGAGAAACCCCCATCGGATCCAACCGCTGGAGGACAGTGCTCTATAACAAAGACGTCCGGATAAGCACGGACGAGGTTGAAGAGTTAGGGAAGCTTTTCCCAAGCTACCGCTGGTGGATGATCAGTGGCGAAGTAGCACCAGAGATGGGACAGACCAGCCCTGCTTACGACGAGGCCAACCGAAACTTGGCCAATCCAAACGCGGGATAGCGATCACACAGAAAGTAGCTAGGCGCTGGTACGCCCGAAGGATCGGAGGAGGAACGGAACATGGACGTTGAACGAGCTGTGCTGAAAGCAGGCGTGACCGTGGCTACGATTTTTGCCATCTACCAAGGCACGCAAGGGATGCAAGAATTTGCCAAGCAGCGCTCAGAGAAAGCCAGCCAAGAAGCCCAAGCGCTGCAAATAGAGCGGGAAAAGAAAGAACAAGCCGAGGACTACATCGAATCCCTTCGTGTGAAGGAAGCCGAACGGCGCCGCTCCGAAGCCGTAAGTTCTAATCCTGGCGAGACCAGCCAAGACGCGCGTAACCCAAACGCGGGATAGCGATTACACAGACCATAGCTAGGCGCTGGTACGCCCGAAGGAATGAGAAGACCAATGAAACGGATTTTGCTGGTGCCGCCCATAGCTCTCCTGCTTTGCAGACCCAAGGGTATTGTTACGCTATTTCGAGCCGATCACGGCGCTAATAATAGCCTTATTGCACACTAATCATCGGGCATGGCGCCGGCTGCCTCGTAAACCGAATGGGTTCTTGGTGGCTCCGTAATAATTTGCACTCATAGTGCCAGCTAAGGAGCTAAACAATGCTAGAGGCGAAAGAGGCACCCTTAAAGCTTTCACATGAAGATGAAGCTGAGTTAATTGATAACTTAATTCCACCTGATCATTATGACTTATTAAACGATCAAGAGGAGCACGATTATGACATTGCGGATGAAGATTTAGAATATTACAAAAAAACCGCCAGCAAGCTGGATGAAATTATAGAGGGCGCGATTTTATCGAACGGGCAAAAGGTAACATATGTATATTCCAAAGGATCTGACTACGCCATATATTCAACAGACAGCAATCCAGAAGCGTACTGGTATTGGGAATTTTATGACCAGGATGTAAGCCGTGCACTGCTAGAACTAGAGAGATTAATAAATAAAAGCCATAAAAGATTCAAAGGTATTTCAAAGCCCGGGATAACCAAGGTACTTACAAGTACCTTGAGGGTGATTTTTCAAAGTAGGAATCCTGAGCAAATAAGCCACGCACTCCAGATCTTCGAACAGTCCATAGAAGATGAGCCTGAAATTAAATCCGTAGTATCTAGAGGAGTGAATCACTCCGTCTGGATAAATAAATTAGGGAATTGCGGCTATTCCCACAAAGGACTCAACAATGTTAGCGAAAGCGAAAACGAATTTGGACGAATACAGGCGTTAGCGAAAGCAATGCTGCCTCGCGAATATAACGAAAAGATACAACATAGACTTGCTGTTGCCATGAGCACAGCCTTGAGAAGGAACAATGGCGCAGAAGGAGTTATGGCATTTCAGTCTGTCGACAAGCTAATACATAGACTGGCAGAAAATAAACTAAAACTTCACTACATAGTTGCGACCACGCTTTCGGCGATGCTCCTCACTTTAGCTGCTTGGCTAATGTATGAGTGCGCGAATTTACCAGATCTAATTCATGCCTCGTTAGTTACTATTGGAGGTGGCTTTTTAGGTACATTAATCTCTGTACTAGAGCGCTCTAAAGAGATCAGGATAAACGAGTACGAATCTAGCGAACTAATCATTCTTCAAGGAATTCTTAGGGTTTGCCTAGGGGGTGCCTTTGGCTTAATAGCCTTCCTTGCGGCAACTTCCGGTCTAGCATTTAGCCTTTTTAAGGAAACCATGTCGATGCTAATACTTATCGGCGTCGCGGTAGGGTTCAGTGAACGGCTCATTCCAGACCTAATCCAAGGCCTTGCTTCTACAAAGGACCATGCCTCGTAGTGATTACCACCAGCGTGACCACTTTCGATAGATTTTCCAGAAAGCTCTGGATTAGTGAGTTGAATGGGACGTTTGAAGCCTTGAACCATGGGTTTAACAGGCCCTACCGGGCTTCAAGCAAGTGATTCATAATGCTGGGGTCCGGGGTTCAAGTCCCTGCGTAGCCACCAT